GGGTCCGACAAAACAAATATTAATTCGTCGTCGCAACAGTCCCTAACTGATTTGTACTTTAGTGTGTCCCCCTGTCTAAAATAACCTTTGCACTCAATCATTTTGCCAGTTGGCTTGTGTACGAAGTCAGGCTTATAAGTTCTTTTGGTTATGTACGGAACGTCATAAGGTTCGTAAACAAAATCCTTCTTTGGATAAAGAGTGGCAAACGTCTTTTCAAGTCCGGATCTAAACATTTCCTTAAACGGACCTTTTTTCTTTGATCTCAGATACTTTCGGTTCATTTTTTACCTCTATTAAAAAACGTGGACCTGTAGAGTAAGCGAATACCCGCAAGTCCGGATAGCATGATCTTTTGAACTGACAGTAAGAGCAGCCTACGGCGAGTTTCAGGTTCCCACTCTTTCCATCTGGCAATGGCTCGTAACAGGGTAAAGGCCGCTCTTCTACCCCTACCATCTTTTTTACGTGCCGTATCCTCTCAGCTATGTCTTCCTTCAGGACTTCATAAACAGGAGCCTGAGTGTCCTCCAAGTCGTACTGTAGGAAAGTCAAGTGTCCGTTCTGTTTGTCCATGGCAAGCCAACCAAACTTGGTTTCATTCTCAGAGTAGGCGTATGCCTTTATCTGGTCTATGTAACCAAAGGGATCGTCAAAGGCAAGTGATCCGTCCTTGAACTTCTTAAAACCGTAGGAGCTAGTTGACTTAACGTCAGTTACTATTCCGTCAATCCTACAGTCCATGTGACCCTTGATACCTTCAACCTCACATTCCTTTTGTTCGTCGGTGACTGTATGTCCTGCCATCCTAGTCAGGAACAACAGCATCTCCTCTATTAAGTGACCGTACAGAAACTTAACCAGCGTATGCGGTTCTATAGCTTCCTTGGCTACTCCCCGGAAATGATTCCATAAGTATCTGTCTTCCCTACCTACGTTGGACAAGCGTAGTTTTCTAGCGTCAAAACCTCTGTTTACGAACTCTTTACGCATTAAGTCCTTCATGGCTTCACCAAAGCGTTCTATCTCCGCTTCAGCGTCCACTTCACTGTCAACACGTTTAGTCTTAACTAGTTTATATATGTCCTGTACTAATGTACTAATGTGTTTCATACTTTATGCCCTACAAAATGTAATTTTCTGTTTTTAGGATTAAAAGTTAGTATTTGTACTCCAAGTTTTTTCTGTAATGGAGTACGCATAGATTTATTAGCAAGAGCGTTTGGATACCTGTAGTCTCTACGGCCAGTTTTTACGTCAATAAGAACAATGTCTCCATTTTCACGATCGAAGGAAATCATATCCACAGGTCCAGTACACCCTGAGTTTTTAAAGACATCGAATCCTTGATCCCATAGATAAGTTATAGCGTAATGTTCCGCTATGTCTCCAAGCCTACTTGAATCTTTATTTTTAGTGGGTTTCATACCAGTTATCTCCTATCTTGTATTCACCTGCTAAGGGACAGTTTAATTTAAAGTGATTACCAGCAGCCTCAATACAGCTAACCGCCAGCCTACCAAACTTCTCAGCTTGATCCGTCTTCACCTCCGTCTGTACTTCGTCATGGATGTTACCTACGAACCTGTAATCCAGTTTCCACTGTTTAGCGTAGTCGTCCAAGAGTAGTAAAGCCTGTTTCATAACTATGGCTCCAGCACTTTGCAGCAGGGTATTTAATGCGCTGTGCTGTGACCTAACGTGTACCAACCTACCGTCCAAGCCAGTTACCATTTGTGGTCCATAAGAGATTTTGCTTTGTATTCTTTCTCTAAGTACTCCAAATGAGCGGAGATTGCTGCTAAAACGCTCTCTAAGGCTTTTACCTGCCCTTTGGTTGCCCCCAACCACTGATCCAAGCTTCGCATCTCCTGCCCCGTATAGAAGGGCATAGATAAAAGTTTTTGCTGTATCCCGTGATTCAAGTCCTGCAAGTCTTTGGTTTGTTGAATGTATGTCTCCGTTGACCACTTCATTTATGTATTCCTTGTCATTCATGTAGTGAGCCAACATGCGTAACTCAAGACCACTCGCATCAAAACCCACCAGTTTGTAGCCTTCACGGACGGACCAGCACTCCCTGCAATCCTTACCATAAGGACTGTAGGACGCAGGTACTTGAGCTAGGTTAGGACTGTTATGAGTCATACGTCCTGTCACTGCTCCATTGCTGTTAACCTTACCGTGAACCCTNCCTGTAGTTGGNGAGACTGCATCAATCCAGCTTTGAACCTGTGCAGTACGTTTCTGTACCATCAGGTACTCAGCAATTAATTTAGCCTCCGGTATGTCGTTTATCTTTGACAGAGTTCCTTCGTCAACTATCGGTTGACCAGTTTCAGTAAAGCTACAGGGCTTCCACCCAAAGTACTGTAAGTACCTGCCTATCTGTTGTCTGGACCCTAAGTTAAACGGAGGAAACTCTATCCTACTGAACGGTCCCTCAACAGAGTCCCAAGAATCTCCTAGGAATTTAAGACCTACTATTGAAAGAGAACCGTCCTTTTTAATCTTTTGGTTGCACCTCCTTAACAAATACTGGTAACGGTAAAAAAGTCTTTTGAACTTTATCTTCAAGGCCAAGTTTTTTCTCCTTTAGTTCCGCAAGCAGCATGTAGGCTTTCTCTTCGTCCAACATCCAGCCATTGCGTACCTGCTCTTGTATAATAAATTGAACTTTGTGTTCTAAGTCTATGGATTCCTGAGAAAACTCTGCCAGCTCATCAAATAGCTCTAGATACACTCTCTCAGTCACCGCTGTGTCCTGAACACAATAGTCCTCCATTTCCTGAGAACACTGTGTCCAATCGTTGTAGTCTCCCTTTGGGAATCCTAGTCTTTCTCCCCAAGANCGCAAGGAATGTCCTTTGTCCCTTTGTGGATTAGCTAGTCTGGAAAGNACCAAAGTGTCCTCTACCCTCTCAGGAGCCACAGAAACGTCCCAGAGCGATTTTAACACAGGGAGGTCATATCCTATTAGGTTATGCCCAATCACCTTCTCTGGGCCTTGTAGAGCGTCTGAGAGGGTATCCGGAGTATAGTGTACTAAAACACCTCCGTCATGCCTTGTTACGGCCATCCAGATTTTAGTTGGGTTCAATCCGTCTGTTTCTATGTCCAAGAAAATCAAAACTGAGTCTCCATGTCGTTATTGGAAGGAGGACCAACCTCCGACATTCGGCCTGTGAACCTGTCGTACTTCAGATAACAGGCAGCACCAGTTAGACCTGCATAACGATTCTTCAGGATTCTTACCGTGGTGGTATTCCTGTTTTCTTCGTTTTCGTCCTGCTGGTTACGCTCTAGGCCAATCACCATGTCGGAAAGTTGGGCTATAGCTTGCGAACCCCGGAGTTCACTCAAGCTAATTCTTCCTCCGTCCTCATGTGGTTTGCCTTGTGTTCTCTTTAAGTGAGAAACCAAAAACAAACCTACACCTAACTCCTGAACCAGTGTTCTAAGTTTAGTCATAATCGCGTCAATGGCTCTGCGCTCATCGTCCGACTCCTGACTACTAACAACTATAGATAGGTGGTCCAGTATGATCCATTTGCAATCCAAAGCCTTAGCCATGAATCGGACTCTGGAAAGTAGGTTATCCTCCGACGTTGATCCCCAATGGTCAAACAGGAAGTATCTTCCAGTTCCCATAGTGGCTTGCCAGTAAGGCTTAACCATCTCCTCATCAATTTCCTCCTCTAAGTGTAATGGACAGTCCGCAGCTATGGACATGATCCCCAGCGCAGTCCTGCTAATGTCCTCCTCCAGTGCTAGGACTCCTATGTTGTCCTCCGTAGCGTTAAGAAGGTAGTACTCCAGCTCCCTGACTATCTGGGACTTACCCATGCCAGATCCCGACGTTATGGTGACTAACTCATAAGGTCTGAAACCTTTAGTGTAGTCATTGAGTCCATGCCACGGATAAGATATGGATTTAACTTTCATCTTACCTGTGATGGCTTCCCATGTGTCAGTACCTGCGATAATACCGTCAGGTTGATAACATTTTGAGTTCCACCATGAGCTAGTAAAGTCCTTAACCTTACCGGCCTGTAACATCTCTCCAGCGTCCTTCATAGGCAGCTTGCATATCTTTAGCTTGTTAGGGCTAAATATATCCTTGACGGAATCGACCGCAATCTGTCCAGCTTTGTCACTGTCAAAACATAACACTACGTTGTCGTAGTTCTCTAGAAACTCTAGTTGTTCCTTGACTTCCCTGACTGCTCCACCAGCTCCGGACCTAAGACTCACTACGTCCCATCTATTATCAAACATCTCAGAGACAGCTAGACAGTCTAACTCTCCTTCTGTGACTGTGATAAACTTTCCTGATCCTTTACAAGTGTCTTGTCCAAACAGGCCCACGTTTTCTGCGGACCCTGAGTAGGAAAAGGACTTATTTTTAATACTTTTTTTCTTATGGCCCTTGACTTCTCCAGTGTCAAGGTCTTTGTACGGATAAAAGTGATTATTTATCGTCCCTGTAGCGTCATATTGGATTGTAACACCAAACTTTCGACAGGTATCCTGAGATATTCTTCTGTCCGGTATGGCTGCTATGACTCCCAGTTCGTCCTCAGTAGTTAGTTTTTCATTTTTCATATAACCCCACGCATTGTCCGATTCCTGCTCTATTTTATTACGAAAAGAGGCAAATTCGGTGCTTGGTTCATAATGAGTGCACCCTGCGGAGTAGCACTTGCCTGATCCGTTGCTATAACGTGCAAAGGCATCACTAGATCCGCAGGACGGGCATGGTTCATGCCTGACAAACTTAGAATCCTTCTTCAATTCCGTCCCCAGATTCTTCGCCTAGCTCCAATACCCTAACCGCATTAAGGTACGTTGGTGTAGCGTGAACAGGGTGCGAGTCTCCTAGTTTGTACTGCACTCTAACCTTAGAACCTTTTGGTATGTTACCCATAAATGGTTCATCTTCGTTGTTAACAATCCTAACCGGAAACTTACTAGCAAACTTGC